GGTATACAATAAACAAAATAATAACTATAATAATAAAACAAATACGGTAGAAGGGTACGACTTTGCTAGTAATGAAACATTTTCACTGTATAATTAAATAATTGTTTCTATAACTTTTTATAACTGTATTGTATAATGGAAGGTACAAATCAATCCAACCCGCCCACGGGTTGGCGTGCAAAAATGGAATACGCTGTAAAAGTTAACTCTAGTATTACATTTCAAGGAAGTAAAGGAAATGGAGCACGCAGCGCCGCATGGTCATACAGTCCATCTTCTGCTGGTGCGCTAAATTTAACGAAAGATAAATTTACACCTTTACTCAAAAACGTTCCGCACTGAGGTAAAAAAATATCTATATGATAAAAGCATTTAAAAATATTTTATTGTAGTAATCTATAATGCAAATATTTGTGAAAACACTTACCGGAAAAACAATTACTTTAGACGTTGAACCTAGCGATACTATTGAAAACGTAAAGCAAAAAATTCAAGACAAAGAAGGGATTCCACCTGACCAACAACGTCTTATTTTCGCGGGAAAACAACTTGAAGACGGACGCACCCTAAGCGATTACAACATTCAAAAAGAATCTACGCTCCACTTGGTACTTCGTCTACGCGGTTAAACGTTCTATTATACTATAACACATCTATCTTATAGTATAATCTTACCGGCGACGTCTTGTTGATCTTTTACGACGATGCTTATGTCGCCGTTTTGCTGTTTTTTTCCCGCCCATAGTAGTGCTATTGCGACTGCTACTGCTTTTGAGACTGGGAATGGGACTGTTGTTGCTAATGGGACTGTTGTTGATATAATTTTTATATCTGTATTCTTTCGCATATCTATCCTTTAGTTTTTCCAACTTCATTTTTTTGCTTTTAGAAATTTTGTTAATTTTTCTTACTTGTTTTTTCAGGTAATCATTCGCCATTCTATTCCTTAGTTCATCCAATTGTGGTTTATTCTTCTTCACCTTCACCATTACTATATATATATATATACATATATAAATTATGCTAGCGTTGCGTTTAACGCAAACGGCAAAAAACTAATTGCGCCATTTTGTATTTCTAACAATGAATTGAATATAGGTTGGTCTAAATAATGAGGATTAAACCCTAATAATAAGGATGAATATATCAATGCCACCATACTAATCATATTAGAAGTTTCTTCACCTAACACAACCGGTATCGTTTGTATGCCATTTTCACGATCTTCCATGATATCTTTATTGTCCACAATGTTACTCGCCGCGAATAAAGTCAACGTACAAGGTAAGTAATCCTGTGGGGAATAAAGAATATCGTAATTGTGTTCATACATGACACATGGTAGTACTATTGCCGCCGCGGTCCACATAACCGCGATATACAATGGTTTAAATACGCCTATATACTTTTTCATATCACCATAATACCGCGTGGATTCTAACAATAGTAAAAAGGGAATGTTCATTTCAGCGTGTTCAGACAGTAAAAACAAACTTACTACACCCATTTCGGCTAAAAACAAACTTACTATCATGATCCGTTTATGACTATTAATGTAATCATATAAATCCTTTTTAGGCGTTGAATACGGTTGTATCGCATACGCTAAAGCATCTTGATAACGATCCGTACCATAAACATAATATCCGATCAAAAATTCCAAAAACACCGATTTTGCGGTGACAATGTTCTCGCCATAATGCAATGTTGTATAGGCATTTTCAAAAATGGTTAAAGGAATCCCGATGTCTAAACCAGGGAAAGGGTTCATCATCATGGAAGTAGCGAGAACCTTTTTATTAACAATAGATTGTCTCGTTAAAGTCAATGCTTTTGATTTTAACGGTGTTATAAACATTTTGTATATAGTTTATACGTTTTTTAATTTATATCAATATACGCTTATAATGAATAATCCACAATGTTATAATACATTTGTAACAATTGCGATCCCATGTCATCACCGTGCTGTGCCAATTTAATACTAAACAATATAATTGCTTTTTGCGTATCGTGATCCAACATGGGATTATTCAATATATCATTGATAAATATATTATTGGCGTGCAATATATTATGACCAATGTTGTCTACATGAGGTAGAGCACCCGAAATAGTTTTTACCACATTATTTCCTACATTTACCTTAATATCGTGTTGAATTTCCTTTAATCCTTCGTAGGGTTTGCTTTGTTCAATTAGCGAGAAAGCGTTTGGTTCAAACCATTGTTTATATTTCCCCAAACCATCATATTTAGTGTAAATCATATGATTTATTTTATAAAACTCAGGCGATAGAATGGCCTTTGCACCTGATACTATGGAAAACCACCAGAGTAGTAAAAACCATTTTGTCATCTATATTACTATTATAATTTATTTTTATCTTAAATAACTTAAACATTCCCTAATACTATTATTGTATAATACATGAAACACGCATTTATACTATTAACTGGTTTATTTGCTATAACAAATGGTTATTCTATTCCAACTAGCGGCAGCGTACGTAAAGTTACGGATAAGTATTTTAAAATTTATGAACCACCCATCACTGAAGAACGTTTTTTCTCGCCAAATCAACAACAATGTTTGTTTTATACTGGCGGTGGATCAGAAATACCCTGTGAAATATATAGTTCCTTTTTAACTAAATTATCAGAAAAAAATTTAACCATAAATGTAGTCAACAAAGAACTAAAAAAGTCACACATTTTATTACAATCTATAACACACAATAAACCTACGACTATTATAGCGCATTCATCTGGAGCAATAGAAGCATTAGATGCGTGTAATTACTTGGATAATATAAAAAAGGTTATTTTATTAGATCCCGTAGACAGTCGTTTCATTTTTAATAATAATGAACACGAAAAACTCATTGAACCAAGGTATCCAGTGGATGATATTTTATTTCTAAACGCACGAAAATCCTATCAATGGCGATGGTTGCCGCCCAAAATTCCTTTTATTCCTTTTTTTGGATTACATTCTACTCAAGTTAAATTTGATAATAAACAATGCTTAATTGCCAAAGAATTTGGACACAGTGATATATTAGATTATCCGTGGGGAAATATCATGCACCAAACCTTTAGCGAAGGGTTAAACAACCGAGATGAATCTAAAATAGAAGACTATCATGAATGGTTAAGTACCGTTATCGCCGAATATATTAAAAATAACGAATTAGTGGATATAAATACTATTGATTATGAATTAAGAGAAAGATAACGTACTATATATATAGTATGTTAAGAATAATTGGATTATTCTATATCTTTATGTGCTGTAGTACATTTACACCACATAAACCCATTGTACGAGTAAATATTAACAATCAAAAACAATTTAACAATACTAAATTTATTACTATTACTCCGGGTGGAATTGCAGGATTTTACTCACTTGGTGTATGTAACTTTATCAAAGAACATTATGATGTAAGCGACTATTCTTTTCTAGGTGCATCCGCGGGTGCGTGGAACGCCATGGTATGTAGTTATAACGGTGATACCCAATCTCTCGTAAAATCATTGTTTGATAATGATATTATTGACGATACCAATTCAATCAATGAATTACAATATAAGTTAAAACATCATATACTAGAACGATATAGTATTGATGATTTTGATGTAGAACGATTGCATATTACTATATGCGAAGTAGATCAATTTTCTATTAAATCTAAAGTCATTAATAATTTCTATAATTTAGAAACCATATTAGATTGCTGTATGGTTAGTTCACATATACCCTATATTACATCTAATAAACTTATTAAAGTATACGATAATAAAATAACGTTTGACGGAGGATTTTTTTCGTTTCCACCAAAAGATAAATATCATCATATTATTATTTCACCTAATATGTATGACCCAGACATGTTAGGTAATATGTTAATGAATATGTTTAAACGTAATATTACAAAAGATTCTCTATATGAACTTTTCGTTCAAGGATATACGGATGCATCCTTACATAAAGAAGATTTAGATGAAGTTTTTTTACCCGAAAACAACTATATAAATATAGAAGACAACGAATTTGATATTATTCCATGGTAATGTTGCTATTTAAATTCCACGTAGCCCATGCTAATTTATACCTTAAATCTTGTTCATACAAATATTCCAAATTTATCGTTGTGCAATTATTACGTGAGTTTTGTTCGATCAACGCCAGTCTTAATTCATTGCTATCAATTTGCTCTTGATCCCAAAAAGGCGATTGTACCAAATGTTTTATGATAAATTCTTGGGTTTTTGGTGCAATTTCTGCTACTATAATAAATAAGGCTTCGTTGCGACCATACATACCTTTTGGCATCCACGCCAAAAATAAATGCGCTTTTTCTTTGCCATCCTTATTATAACTTTCCTGAATGTAAGACTCTAATTTATTAATACTGGTAACTATGTGCAATTCGTCATAGTTATAGATTCCGGTTTTTGTAAACTCTTTATTGATTAATTTTTTACTTTCACGATTAAACAAATCAGCTACGATATTCTGTAACCAATTACGAGTTATTAACGACGCTTGTCCTGGTTTAATTACTTTTAAATCACTTGATCTGTCCTGAATATTAGCAGTGTATTTATAGGGTTTGCCACTCGGTAAACGCTTCGGCATTAGCGCAACATGCAATGACGGGATCATAGACAGTAGGATCACTTTATATAGCATACCCATTAGACTATACTATAATAGAATTATTTATATTATAATCCGATTATAATTCTGTATCACGATATTGTTTGTTTAATTTAAATAAATTTTCCCAAACGCTTCCTACAAAATCAATCTGATGTTGAAAATAAAATATAGATTCTGGTTTAGAAAAGGTTGTATTTAAATAAGTAAAATTTAAGGAAATGATCTTTGGTATTTTTAATACTGCATTCGTTAACGTAGAATCATAATACAATTTATCGTATATTCCATTAGAATAATAAATGATATCACTGTAATACGATAAGTCATCTGCGGGATAAAATCGCGGATCCTTACTCGCTAAGGCTATTGTAGTGTTTAAATAAATATTATCTACTTTTCCTGTTATAGTACCATTGTGATAATAGATAGGCACTGCATCTTTAAAGACATTTACCGGATCCATGGACAACGCATTCGACATATAATCCATGATTAAGGTACCTTTTCGTAAGCCATCTGTGACATAGGTATTAATCTCAAATCTCGTCATACCGGCGTCGTTTAAAAACAACGGACTAGTACAATTGTAGATATTTAAACTTACATAATATTCCGGTTTATCATAACCGGCTATTCGTATTGGTTCCATGGAAAAATAAGGATTTCTAGACTTAATATAACTGTTTACTATTTCATATTGCGATTGCGTTAAACGGTAATTTATATACAAACTTTCGGGATTTACAGTGAATGGGGCATGAAAATTAACATTGGATAAGGGGTTATAAGTTATTAAAGGCATACCCGTCATAAAACCGCGATATATGAATTTTAAAATCCTCATTATAATATCACAAAGTGTTACATTTATATCTATTTAAACACTATGTAATATAGTATTGTATATGTTGCGTATCATTAGTTTTTTTTTACTTTGTGATACTTCTTTAGGGTTTCATTTTAGTCGCACGCGATCTATGCATATGAGCATTGATAAATCCCCGGCGGATATCATTAAGGTGGTTGGTACAACTGGTGATCCTATTGGAACTCCTTGGAGTTATTACGATTTTACCAATCATCTAGCGGCAAAGGATATTGATGGTGTAAGTATTATTACAAACAATGATAAAGTTACTGGATTATTCGCAATTGATAATGCTCATACGGCAAGTGATGTATTGGCCAACAATGTCCACGCCATTAAGACCATTCCAGATTTAACGAATACGATTTTACAAAATTTAGGTACAAGTAAAATTCCTTTTGATATATTTGATACCACACGTTCTAGTTTTGCGGATCTAATTCCATGGCCACTTCAAATAGTAGGGTACTATTTTATTGGTTCTATTCTTCTTACTCTTATTTTTCAATTGCGAATGAACAGTCAAGGACCAGGTGGTATGAATAATAAAAATTTTATGAACCCCATGCAAATGCTCACTAATAACAATAACAATCAAGTTGATACGGATCTTGTAAATGTCACCTTTGCAGATGTCGCTGGATGCGATGAAGCCAAAGAAGAACTTACGGAAGTGGTAGAATTTCTTAAA